AAAACTGCCTAAAAATTAAGCACATTTTGTGTTTGTACTGATATGCTATCAGTTCAGTCTAGATTGTAACCCATTGTTTCTGTTACACATTAGTGTAATGACTTGGCTATCCTTTGCTATGATGTCATGACTCGTGATTGCACACGCATATCTGCAGACTTGCGGGGGCGGGCGAGTGCCATGCGGGGGTATAGCGTTATATGTATATGGCTTCATACACAGATCAGGTATTTAGATAGGTTAGTAGTCACTAACAACCCTACACCTTAACCCCTCCACATGCAACCCCACACGTTAATCCCCTCACCGATACTGCTGTAGTTAAGATATTAGGCTATGGTGTATAATCGATTCTGAAGGGCATAGGAAGCTCTTAGAGGCATTTAAATGTGAAGTTGGTATCTAGGTATCACTTTCAGTGAAAATAGCATAGCAGAGCTTTAAACGTGTTGGACCTTTGGATTGTACCTAAACTGAAAATAATACTTGACAAAAGTATCAAAGTACGGTTAAACTACGTCTAACAGACACTCACTTAAAGTGATAACATTTAAATGTAATAGTTAAAGTATTAAAAACATATAAGTATAAATACACTTAAACTATAAAACACTTATAAGTATAAAAACACTTATAACCTATCACTTAAAGTGAGCGAAGAAGCTCTGCTTCGAGCAATGCTCTGCAGGATTGTAATGATACATAAATGTTACATTATCCCCAGTTTATGTATCAAATACGTTACATTACCTTTGGATGACACTTAACTGTAACACTTAAAGTGACCTACTAAGATAAAGTTACGTACCAGAGAAGTCTAGCTTCCTAACCCTGTATTTAAAAATAAAAACAAACACAAGGGTTGACAATGTCAGAAAATACTGTAAAACTGTATACATTAAGAAAATCACGTAAGAAGAAAGTCCATCTACGTGATGATTACGTACTGGAAGATTTCTATACCGCTGTCAGGAACAACAGACTAGACTCTATACACGTACCCCACAGTGACGTATTCTTTGTGAAGTATGCCCTTGAAAATAGAACAGGGAAGAAGTTTAAACTAAAGGATGTAGAGGCAGCAATGCGGCTGGAGGGTTGGAATGAGTCCAGAGTCTTAAAACCACAACGGTATAAATTTACATGAGCTTCTATGTCGGTGTACTATTCTTCTGCCTACAAAACCAAGGCTGTTACTTCTTGAAGCTTAGTGATACGTTTGATAAGATAGAACAGTGTCATAAGGCAGTTAGGCAATGGGAAAGATACGCCAGTGCAGAAGGAATAAAATCTGAGATGACCTGTCTTGAAATTTACTTGAAGCCTACTATATGATTAAAAAAGGTAAGGAAGAGTTCAGTGGCTACAACAAGCCCAAGAGAACTCCTAGCCACCCAACCAAGTCACATGCTGTACTAGCTAAGGAAGGCAGTACAGAAAAGTTAATACGCTTTGGACAACAGGGTGTATCAGGTGCTGGTTCATCTCCCAAGACACCAGCAGACAAAGCAAGACAAAAGTCTTTTAAGGCAAGACACGCTAAGAATATTTCAAAGGGTAAACTTTCTGCTGCGTATTGGGCTGATAAGGTGAAGTGGTAACAATTATTAATTTTTAACTTGAAGGATTAAGCATATGGCAATCGCACGTTTTCTAACCAAGCAATTGGAAAAGATGGACAAGTCAGCAAAGAAGATGGCTGGTTCCCCCGGCTATGATGATGACACAATGGCTGCTCAGAAAGAGTACGCTAAAGAGCAAAAGATTGAGAAGAGCAAGAAGCTCAGCAAAGAAGAAGAAGCTGCTGCTGATAAAGAGGCATATGCATCTGCTATGGGTAAGTCTAAGACTGCTCCAAAAGGTAAGCTTACCGAGAAAGAGAAGAAGCAGTTGCAAGACGAGTTGAATATGCGTAAGGGTGGTATGGCTAAGAAGAAGAAAACCATGGCATACAACAAAGGTGGTATGGCTAACTGTGGTGCCTCCATGAAACCAACACAGAAAGCGAAGAAGTAATATGCCAAGCACAAATCCTAATATCTTTAAACGTGCCTACGAGAATGTAATGGGTACCCCTGAGCAGAATAAGAAAGCCAAGGAAGAGAACGATAGATACAAAGCTTCTAAGGCTAAAGAGAAAGAAGCAGAGGAGAAGAAGATGGCTAAGGGTGGAGATGTTAAGAAGGGATTCAAACCCTGTAGCGAATGCAAGTCACCAGCCAAATGCAAAGCTGCTGGCAAGTGTTTAGCTAAAAAGATGGCAGCTGGTGGTAAGGTTACTAAGTCTGGTTCTAAAGCTGCTAAAGCAGGTAAGGCTCCTTTCCTAGCCGTTATGATTGGTATCCCTAAAGCAAAGAAGAAGTAAGCTATGGCAGCCCAAGACCAGTTAGAGGTTGACGCTTTAACCAAAGAATTAACTGCTCTTAAACTAGCATCTCAGGGTAGATCCGTTTCAGATCCAAGAATTAATAAACGGATTGCAGTAGTAGAGGATTTGCTAGGACGTAAGAAGACAGCTACGTTACGCACTCCAAATGCAACATACAAGAAGGGTGGCATGGTGAAAAAGCAACAGGCTAAAGTAAAGAAGGTTATGGGTGAGTTTAAAGAAGGTAAACTAAAAGCTGGCAAGAATGGCAAGACAGTTAAAGATAAGGGTCAGGCAATTGCTATTGCTTTATCCGTTGCTAGAAAGAAGAAGTAATAGATGACAATCTCTCGATTCCCAGACGATGATTTGTCAGAAAATGTAACTACACAGTTTCGTGAGTCATTTGAAACATACAATACAACTACAGTTTGGAATCAGTCTGTAGCTACTGGTGATATTGTTCAGTTAGACGGCAATGCCGTATCTGCATCGTATCTTGTTATCTCTAAAGACCCGCTAACGGCAGACACCGAAACGTATGTAGAAACACAGTCTACCTTTCCCGTTCCGTTAGAAGCTATTGTTGGCTTGGGAATGTCTCAACGGGTATTGGGGCAAGAATTATCTATTGAATATGCCAGTACAGCGACACCAATTCCGTTACCATCAAATGTTGCAATTTCAAGTATTGTCCAAGCAACATCTACCTTAACCGTAACAACTTCTACCGCACACGGATTAGTTGCGGGTGCACGTATTGGTATTCTTGGGATTACAAGTGATAGTCGATTAAACTATCCGTGCTTGGTGGTTAACAACATTACAAGCTCTACCGTATTTACGGCTACAGCAGGTCCAATGGGTACAATTACTTCTTTAAGTGTTGGTCCCTATACCAGCCAAGGGTTTGTATATTTCCGTTCTGCTATGGGTGGCGCACCAGATGGTTATAGTCAGATATTTGAAAATGCTACAGTTCAAAACGCATCCATGTACGTGCGTTCAGAATCTGGGGACGTTTACCCATCTGGAACAGCGGCAGGAAACCATTCAGTAACCGTTGGGTCAACAGCATCTTTTCAAGCCGTTGCAGCTAATTACAGTTACGCATTTGTACCAACTACGGAATTTAGGTCTTTGTTACAGGCTGATAGAATCCAATACTATGACGCTGGTATTGATACTTTAAATCAACCATCTGCACGTAGAAACGTAACTCAAGTTATACCAAAACCAACAGCAACTTACAAAATTCGTTTTCGTTTTACCAACGACAAAGCATTAACAGTACCAACAGCTAAGATTGTTTCTGCTGTAAAAGCTGGCTCAACAACAGCTACTATTACCACTTCAACAGCCCACGGTCTGACTACTGGCGACTTTATTGTTATTTATGGTATTCGAGACCAAACTAACTTTGCAAACTTAACTACAGCCACGGCAGTAGCCTCAACCCCCACTTCTACAACGTTTACTATTGCTTTTGGTGCATCCACTACCGCAACTTCTTATGGTGGATCGGTATCAAGAGTAAACGGTGCAAATATACCAACAGGTTATACAGTTGTTGCAATTCAATCGGCAACAGTTACAGCAACAGATTTAACTCTTGTTGGCAATGCAAACTGGGGATTTGTTGTTGGTGACTATGTAAATGTTTATGGATGTCGTGATAACGCCACTGGTGCTAATTTAGCTGTAGATGGAGTATATAAAGTAGCCAGCCTAGTAACAACAACTGCAATATTATTACCAATTAGTACAACAGTTTTACCTTCACCATTTGCATCAACTAACTGTGGTGGCACAGTAATTAAACGTACTGACGCTCGTATTTCGTATATTCGTTTGTTTGAGTATCTACGAGAAAAAGTTGAAGTATTAAACAAAGGTGATGCTTTTTCTAGTGTTCCTGTAATGTTTAACACAAGCAGCTCACTTAGCACCGTATCAACTGCTTCTCTTGCTGCTAACTTAATTGTTAATGACGTTGCGAGTGCGGCACTAACTAGTACGGCAACTTCTGCATTTATTACTCCCGCTTCAGGTTCTTTATCTCAAGAATTTAACGTTATTGTTACTGCGGTATCAGGAACAAACCCAACGCTAGACGTAGTTGTTCAAGAGTCAGATGACTCAGGCAATAACATTTATGATGTGTATCACTTTCCTCGGATCACTGCGGTTGGGCAATATCGCAGTCCTTTAATTCCGTTAACTGGAAACCGTGTTCGCTATGTTCGTACTATCGGTGGTACAAGCCCAAGTTTTACTAACTCTGTTAACCGTCTACAGTCTCATACTTCTAACCCAGTACAACGGCAGTTCTTTGACCGCACAGTTGTGCCAAATACATTAAACAGCACCAGTCCATCTTTCTTTACAGAGGGTTGTGTAGATTTAGTTGTGATGGTTAATATGGGCGCAATTACTACAACAGCTCCTGTTTTTGCTTTGCAAGTATCTGTCGATAACGTTAACTTTGTACAGTTAGGCGCAGACATTACAACCGCAGCAAGTACAACAAGTATTCTTCAAGTAAGCAACGCTCAAGCTCGATTCTCTAGGCTTTTGGTCAAAACAGCTGGTTCTGGCGCAACCCTTGGCTATGTCATGGTTAAGGGAGTAGGCAATTGAAAACGGGCAAAGTATACTATCAATTGATTGGGAAGAGGTAGTACGATAATATGGCAACTAAAAACAGAACAGTTGGACTGCAGTTAGCAACAACTAATTCCACAATTTATACTGTCCCTAATAACTGGGACGCTACTATTAGTAGCATATTTGTAGCAAATGATTCCTCTAGCCCAGTTACGTTTTCTTTAGACTGGTATGACAGTACTTCTACTACCTTTTATACGATTGCAGAAAAAGTACCTATGTTGCCTAACAGCATTATCCAGATAACAGATATTTTATATCTAGGACAAGGCGATACTATTCGAGGATTAGCTAGTGCAGTATCTAGCGTTACTGTATCTATTCGTATGGAGGAGGGCTTTGCCCCAACACAATTCTAATTATGGCAACTAAAAAGAAATCTACAGTCAATGCTGCTGGCAATTATACAAAGCCAGAGGTACGTAAGAAAATTGTTGCACAGGTAAAAGCTGCTGCAGTGCAAGGAACAGCCGCAGGTCAGTGGTCAGCAAGAAAAGCACAACTAGTGGCAAAGAAGTATAAAGCTGCCGGTGGGGGATATAAGTGAGTGCTCTTAAAAAACCGCAGCTATCTCTTAAGTCGTGGGGAAAACAAAAGTGGCGTACCAAAAGTGGAAAGCCAAGCTCCAAGACGGGGGAAAGATATTTACCAGAGGCTGCTATTAAAGCTCTTACTCCTGCGGAATATGAAGCAACGACAAGAGCTAAACGAGTGGGCACAGCAAAAGGTAGACAGTTTGTTGCACAGCCGAAAGCTGTTGCTAAAAAAGTAAAATCATTTAGGAAAATATAATGAGTAGAGAACTGACTGAAAAGCAAGTTAAGTTTCTGGAGGTACTGTTTGAACAGGCAGGTGGTGATATTCTACGTGCAAAAGAATTGGCTGGGTACTCTGATAATAGTCCGACAACCGACATCATTAAGGGACTGAAAGAAGAGATCATGGAACGTACCCAACTTTATATGGCACGTAATGCTCCTCGTGCAGCTATGTCATTAGTTAGTGGCATGGTAGATCCTACAGAATTAGGATTACGTGATAAACTAAGTGCTGCTAAGGATCTATTGGATCGTGTTGGTTTAGTCAAGACTGAGAAAGTACAAGTCGAAGCTACCAACGGTTTGATGATTCTTCCACCCAAGGAAAAAGATATAGAGGAGTAAGTGAATGGCTATCCGTACTACAGTAGGTAGATGGATATTGCCACAGCCGAAAGAAGCAGCAGAGAAGGGGGAGTATGTACCGATCCCTCGTTTGAATAGAAGACAAATACCGTTTGGGTATAAAGTATCGGAGCATGATGAATTTTTATTGGATCCGATTCCTGTAGAGCTAGAAGCATTAGAAAAAGCTAAGGAGTACTTAAATCGATATTCGTCTAGGCATGTAGCAGCTTGGCTTACTAAGGTAACTGGCAGATATATATCCCACGTAGGATTACTGAAACGAGTAAAAGATGAGCAGTACAACAAGACAAAAGCTTCTACTCTCCGAAGCTGGGCTGCAAGACTCAGACACGCCATTGAAGAAGCAGAGAAATACGAAAACAGGCTCGGTAAAAAAGAATACAAAAACAAAACCACAGCCAGAGTTGGAGACGAGTGCGAGGAGTACTGGTGATGATATTCATGTTCCAGATATTACTGAACAGAATATTATCTTTGAACCCAATCCGGGACCACAAACACTCTTCTTAGCTGCACCAGAACGTGAAGTATTGTATGGTGGGGCTGCTGGAGGTGGTAAATCGTATGCGATGTTGGCTGATCCACTGCGATATATGGGTCATCCACAGTTTAGTGGACTACTTTTGCGTCATACGACTGAGGAATTACGAGAACTGATTTGGAAAAGTCAGGAGATGTACCCAAAAATATACCCCGGCATCAAGTGGTCGGAGAGAAAGATGCAGTGGGTAGCTCCAAGTGGGGCTAGATTGTGGTTTTCATACCTCGATAGAGACGAAGATGTCCTCCGCTATCAGGGTTTAGCGTTTAGTTGGGTAGGATTTGACGAGTTAACGCAGTGGTCTACCCCATTTGCGTGGAATTATATGCGTTCTCGTCTACGTAGTACGGCATCAGACCTGCCAATCTATATGAGAGCTACTACAAACCCCGGTGGACCGGGACATGCGTGGGTTAAAAAGATGTTTATTGACCCCTCAAGACCGGGTAAGTCGTTCTGGGCTACAGATATTGATACGGCACAGGTAATGTCTTACCCAAAGGGTCACAGTAAGGCAGGGCAACCCCTGTTTAAGCGTAGGTTTATACCTGCAATGCTGACAGATAACCCATATCTTGCTGAGCAAGGTGATTATGAGACGATGCTGCTGTCATTACCAGAGCATCAACGTAAACAATTGTTGGAGGGTAACTGGGATGTATCTGAAGGAGCAGCTTTCCCTGAGTTTAATCGCCAGATCCACGTTATTGATCCGATGGACATCCCTAAAAGTTGGGTTAAGTTCAGATCGTGTGACTATGGCTACGGTTCTTACTCAGCAGTTGTCTGGTTTGCTGTAACTCCAGCAGAACAACTGATTGTTTACAGGGAATTGTACGTAAGTAAGGTATTAGCCAAGGATTTGGCGAATATGGTACTGGAATTAGAGCAGAATGATGGAACTATTCGCTATGGCGTACTGGATTCATCGTGTTGGCACAAGAGGGGAGACACTGGTCCATCCTTAGCGGAACAAATGATTCAGCAAGGGTGTCGGTGGAGACCCGCAGATAGAAGTGCAGGTAGTCGTATTGCAGGTAAGAATGAAATACATAGGCGATTACAGGTAGATGAGTTTACAGAAGAGCCAAGATTGGTTATAACTAGCAACTGTACAAACTTAATTGCCCAGCTTCCTATTCTTCCTTTGGATAAACACAACCCAGAGGATATTGATACAAAGTCGGAAGACCATTTGTATGACGCAATGCGTTACGGTATAATGAGTAGACCAAGAAGTAATTTGTGGGACTATAACCCCTTACATCAAAAGAGTGGTATCCCTATTGCAGATCCAACATTTGGATATTAAAGGTAAAGAATGGCAGATAAGAACCTGATTGAAGACGAGTCTATTAACTTAAAAGATGTGAGCAACATCAACGAGGAAGATCCTGTAGCTGCTCCCATTGTTCAGTTATTAATGGAAAAGTACAACAAGGCAGAGACAACAAGACGCACTGACGAAGAGAGATGGTTACGTGCCTATCGAAACTATCGTGGCTTGTATAGTCCTGATGTACAGTTTACTGAGGCAGAGAAGAGCCGTGTGTTTATTAAGGTCACTAAGACTAAAACACTGGCAGCCTATGGTCAAATTGTAGATGTATTATTCTCCAATAATAATTTCCCCATCAGTGTAGATCCTACTGTACTACCAGAAGGCGTAGTAGATACAGTTAGCTTCGATCCAAACGAAGATAAGACACGAGCAGCTGTTTCTAATTTTTCTCCATACGGATACAAGGGTGACGGTAGAGAACTACCACCCGGTGCTACATTTAAATCTCTGCAGGATCAACTCGGTCCTCTAGCAGATGAACTATCGGGTATTAACAATCTGAATGAAGGTCCCGGTCAGAGTCCTACTTCTGCTACGTTTAGCCCAGCAATGGTTGCTGCTAAGAAGATGGAAAAGAAGATTAAAGACCAGTTAGACGAGAGCAATGCAAGTAAGCAGTTAAGATCAACTGCATTTGAAATGGCACTTTTTGGTACGGGTGTTATGAAAGGTCCCTTTGCTGTAGATAAAGAATATGCAAATTGGTCTGAGGAAGGTGACTACTCTCCTACTATTAAAACTGTACCATCAACATCTCATGTAAGCGTTTGGAATCTGTACCCAGATCCAGATGCATCTAACATGGACGAGGCTCAGTATATTATTGAGCGACACAAGATGAGTCGTAGTCAAATTCGTGCGTTAAAGAAACGTCCATTATTCCGTTCTAAAGTAATTGATGACGTTGTTAATCGTGGTGAGTCCTATACTAAGAAGTATTGGGAAGATGATTTAAATGATTACCGAGTAGATCAAGGTATTGATCGCTTTGAAGTATTAGAATTTTGGGGTGCCGTTGAGCGTGAAATGCTCGAAGAGAATGGAGTTAAAATCCCTGCTGAATTAAATGCTGCCGATGAATTACAGGCAAACATTTGGTATTGCAATGGTCGTATCTTGCGAATGGTATTAAATCCTTTTAAGCCAGCTAGGATTCCGTATTATGCTGTCCCTTACGAACTAAATCCCTACTCTTTCTTTGGCATTGGTGTCGCAGAAAACATGGACGACACACAAACTTTAATGAATGGGTTTATGCGTATGGCGGTAGACAATGCCGTCCTATCTGGCAATTTAGTGTTCGAGGTGGATGAAACCAATCTCGTACCCGGTCAAGACCTGTCTGTGTATCCCGGAAAAGTATTCCGTAGACAAGGTGGTGCTCCCGGTCAGGCTATCTTTGGTACGAAGTTTCCTAACGTATCCAATGAGAACCTACAGTTGTTTGACAAGGCTCGTATATTAGCTGACGAAGCTACCGGCTTACCATCATTCTCCCATGGGCAGACTGGTGTATCTGGTGTAGGTCGTACAGCTAGTGGTATTAGCATGTTAATGAATGCTGCATCTGGTAGTATTAAGACCGTTATCAAGAACGTAGACGATTATTTGTTACGTCCTATCGGTGAAGCATTCTTTAGCTTTAACATGCAGTTTGATTTTGATTCTGAGATTAAGGGTGACTTAGAAGTTAAAGCCCGTGGTACTGAAAGTCTCATGGCTAACGAAGTACGTAGCCAAAGACTCATGCAGTTCTTGCAGATTGCTAGTAGCCCAGCACTTGCACCTTATGCTAAATTCCCGTATATTATTAGGGAGATTGCTAAGGCAATGGATCTGGATCCTGAGAAGGTTACCAATAATATTGATGAGGCAATCAGACAAGCTGTGCTAATGCAACAAAATCAACCACCTGCCCCCGCTGCTGGTGCTCCCGGAGTTCCCGGTGTAGCAGATACTGCTGGTACTGGCGGTGGTAACATTGGTATTGGCATGGCACCTACACCACAAGAACAAGGATTCACAGGTAATGAGCAACCCCAACAGCAACAGCAAGCAGTACCTCCCCAAGCTCAAGGGCTGGGTTAATACTAATACTCAGTGGCAAGCATTTACAGATATGCTTGACTACCATATTGAGTTGCAGCAAAAGAAGTTAGAACAGTCCGTAGAGCCTGTTAATTTATACCAAGCCCAAGGTGCGATTACAGCACTAAGACAGCTTAAACATTTGAGAGACGAAGTCAATGCCGAAACAAAATCAAGCGGATAAGGAAGAGCAGGATTTTCAAGCGGGTATTAAAAAAACTGAATGGTTCAAAGAGTACGTAAAAGAATACGGAGAAGAGCCAGACTTAAATACCAAAGACTATGATTATCGCTCTGCGTGGAAGGCTGGCGTAAGACCACAAAGAGATCCTTACGATAAAAATAGATATCACTGGAGTTCGTCTAATCCCGAAACAGGAGAGATGTTAAAGTCTAAAGAACATCCTACGGCATGGAAAGAAGAGTATATGAAGCGAACTGGTAAAAATCCTGATGAGGCAGGTATAACTAAAGAACAAGCAGGTATGGCTAAAGGCGGTGCTGTGAAAGCAAAACTACAAACTAAGAAACTTCTTCAAGAGGGCGGTATGCTCCAAGAAGGCGGCACAGTAGACGAGGAAAGTGGTAATGAAGTTCCTGTTGGTGCTATGCAAGAAGAAGTACGTGATGACATCCCTGCTAAATTAAGTGAGGGTGAGTTCGTATTCCCTGCCGATGTAGTTCGATACATTGGTCTTGAGCGTCTGATGATGATGCGTCAGGCTGCCAAAGAAGGTCTTAAGAAGATGGAAGACATGGGTCAGATGAGTAATGCTGACGAGGCTACTGAAGAAGATGATGGGGAGTTTGAATCCCAGCTAGATGAAATCTTTGAAGAAGTTGAAGGTGAGGATAAAGAAGAAACAGAAATGCAAGTGGGTGGTATGGCTATGCCAGATGGCATGACACAAGAAGCCACTGCACCTAAAGTACCTGAATTAACTCCAGAGCAAATGCAGTACGTTAATGAGACTGCAAAGAGAATGAAGGAGAAGGAACCTGAGATAGCTTCTTTGCCTCCTAGTAATCCTACTGAAGGGCTGACACCTGCTAGTATTATTAAAAATAACTTTGGTCCTGACAAACAACAAGAGGCAGATCAATTCATTCAGAAAGTAGAAAAACTAACTCGTGCTAAACGGGTAATTAATATTAGACACAATGACACTGTTATTGTTGGATTCGTAAAAGGACCCGGTGTCGTAGACCCATTCTTCTTTAGTAACGATACTCCAGAAAAACTAGGTGAGGCTATTACTACTGGTATTGAAGTAGCTAAGAAAGCAGGAATCAAAACACTAGAGTCTGATAGCAAAGGGGATATCGAACCTTTAACTCGTTTAGGTTATGACGTACAAGAAACAGAAAAGGGTTGGTCGTTAGATATACAGTAATACATGATAAAAATAATAAGAGTAGAACAACAACATTTAGATTTGTTGTTTAGTTTAATTGAGAATATGGTAGAAGAGAGTGTGTTCTCACACGCTAAACCATCAAGAAAAAAGATACAAGCATTATTTGAATACCCTAAAAGTGCTGGGTTCTTAGCTTATAAAGACGATGTCTGCATTGGTTTTATTGGTGGCTTTGTAGGACCTTTCTTTTTCTCTGACTATGAAAGAGCAACAGACTTAGGATTTTATATATTGCCAGAGTACCGAGGAGGACGAGCAGCATTCTTACTGCTACGTGCTTTAGAAGACTGGGCTAGAAGTACAGGCGTTAAAGAATTATATATGGGTCACACCGTAGGTGGAAAGATAGAACAGACTAGAAAGTTTTTTATTCATAACGGATATAAGACTGGCGGGTTTAATAGCGTTAAAAGCTTATAAGGAAAAACTATGTGTAGTGGTGGAGGACCAACAGGAATATCAGTTGTTGATAATGCAATTGACAAAGCAGACAACTGGACAGAGGGTGCCGGTGAACAATTAGCAAACATAGATCCGCTTCCTGCTATAGGTGAACAACTAGCCAAGATTGATCCGGGTCCTGCTATCGGAGATTTAGGCGAACAATTTGATAAAGAGGTACTGCAACAAGTAGACGTAGGAACTGTAGCGACTATAGCTGCTATTGCCACACAGCAATACTATCTTGTGCCTTATATTTCAGCAGCTAATACAGCAATTAAAGGTGGTGATATTACTGACATTGCCGTATCTTTTGGTATTTCCTACGCTGCTACTACCTTTGCTCCTATGGTTTCTGCTGAAATTGGTGGTACTGCAAGTCAGTTTCTAGGACCTACAGCTGCTAAAATTGCAACAGCGGCAGCTACTGGTGCTACTATTGGTGCTGGTACTGGTGCAGCAAGATCGGCAGCTAGTGGAAAAAGTATAGCCGAAGGTGCAGAAAGGGGTGCGGTAGTTGGTGGGGTTACTGGTGCCGTATCTAGCGGTGTTAGCGAAGCGTATGGCGGTGTTAAGAGTGAGTTGGGTATAGGAAGTACGTACTCTCCTAATGCTGCACAGGATGCAGAGTTTATTGCAGATTCAGCTGAAACAATGAGAGCACAAGGAATCGGTCAGGATCAAATAGCAAAAACATTAGCACAAGAAGGTGTAGATCCTTTTACAGCTGAAGATGCAGCACGTATGACTACTAGTGGTAGATTTGAGGATGGTAAAGAAGTAGGTATAGGTGAAAAAGCAGTAGCACAGAACTTAGCAGGATCTTATTCAGCTAATGAAATGTTTGTACCTCCTCCTACTCCAGATACGGGGCTAGAGAAAGCGGGTAAGAAGTTTGCAAGTGACGTAGTGTCTAAAAGTATTTTGGATGAAATCCTGCCTCCACCGTCCGGTACTATGCCAGAGGGCTTCCTCACATTTAGGACTCGTTCAAGGTATAGCCCTACGGATGATACGATAGAGGACTTAACTGGAACTGGTAAAGTAGCACTGACAGAAGTAGCACCAGCTAAGTACGATCTTAAGAGATTCGTAAATGCTGAAGGTCAATCTACAATGATTTCATTTAAAGATAATGAACCACAGGCACCTATCCCAGCAGGGTATAAAGAAGTAGAAACAATTGGTGCAGCTGAGGGTGGACTTATTAGTACTACTATGGTAAAATACAGCAAAAAACCACTGCTTGCTCCTCGCAAGAAAGTGACTAAACCTAAGAAGACTGCTAGTAAGGGGCTGGCATCTAAGAAATAAATTTACCCCTTAATAATGGCTACCTAATACCCCAGTTTAGTCTGGCAACTGTTAGCCCCAACCAAAGAGGAAAAGATGGAACTTCAAAAAGTAGAGACTCAAGTTAAGATGGCTTCTGGTTTTGCAACACGGAATGCTAATAAAGAACGAATTGAGCAAGAAGAAGCAGAGTTAAAGACATTACAAGATATTAACAAGGGTGAAGAAGTAAAGGCTGAAGCACAAGATGCTGACGGAGAAGATGGTCCAGAGCCAACTAATCCAGAAGAGAAAAGCTTCAAGAAACGGTACGGAGATTTGCGTAGGCATACTCAGAAACAACAAGCTGATATGCAAAAGCAGATTGAAGAACTAAGAGGACAGCTAGATAAAGCAGCTACTAAGCAGCTTCGTATGCCAAAGTCGGAAGAAGAAATTGCCGAATGGTCTAAGGAGTTTCCTGATGTAGCCAAGATTGTAGAAACCATTGCCATGAAGAAGGCACAGGAACAATCTAAGTCTTTAGAAGAGCGTCTTAAGAAGCTAGATGAAAGGGAAGCGGAGACATTAAGACAGAGGGCAGAGACAGAATTGATGCGTCTACACCCTGATTTTAATGATATTCGTGACCAAGAGCAGTTCCACGATTGGGTGGAAGCTCAGCCTAAATGGGTACAAAGTGCCCTATACGAGAACGAAAGTGATGCTATCTCGGCTGCCCGTGCAATTGATTTGTACAAGGCGGATATGGGTTTAACTGGCAAGAAGTCCAAGAAGTCAGAGGACAGAGAGGCTGCTAAATCCGTAGGTAGTAGCAGTAAAGCAGGTTTTGATACTTCCAATGAACAGGGGGCAATCCGTGAATCTGATGTAGAACGGATGTCTTCTGCAGAATATGAGAAGAATCAAGAAGCTATTGTAGCTGCAATTAAGGCGGGTAAGTTTATATATGACCGCACTGGTTCAGCAAGATAGGTATTGACAAACTAGATTTTTAGTTTATAACTGTAGTACAAGTCTAAGGTATAGGGTGTTTACCCGCCCTTGCCTTACCCAATACTGCCACCCATAGCTAGGGTCAACCAGTATGTCTGGGAACAAGTATCACCGTAACGCAACACAGTAATTCAAAGGACTACCCTAACATCGTTAGCCCTTATATCTTAGATAATCTAGAAGTCTAAGCTATAAGCACCTAGCATCATAGGCTCCAAGAATTTATGTAAGCGTATTTATTAATATGCCTTTCATTTATCAGGAGAATTAAAAATGGCATTTCCTTCAGCAGCAGGTTACGGCAATTTACCTAATGGTAATTTTTCGCCAGTAATCTATTCAAAGCAAGTACAACTTGCATTCCGTAAATCATCCGTGGTAGAAGACATCAGCAACAATGACTACTTCGGTGAGATCGCTAACATGGGTGACAGCGTTAAGATCATCAAAGAGCCAGAAGTTTCGGTTCAGGCTTATGCTCGTGGCACACAAATCACAGCACAGGACCTCGATGACGAAGACTTCACTCTTGTCGTTGACCAAGCTAACTACTTCGCATTCAAGATTGACGATATCGAAGCAGCCCATAGCCACGTAAACTTTATGTCTATGGCTTCTGATCGTGCAGCTTATCGCTTGCGTGACCAGTATGACCAAGACGTATTAGGTTATCTCTCTGGTTTCCGTCAGTCCACATTGCATGGTTCACCTGACACAGCACGTACAACTTTCCCCGGCACCAAGGCTGTAAGCTCTGCTGGTTCTAACGAGTTGTTGTCTGGTATGCAGTTGAGCCGTCCTAACTTTGGTAACTTGACATCTGCTGGTTCTGCTGGTGATTCGATTCCTTTATCGCCACGCTTTCCCGGTGCGACAGCTGTATCGGCAACGCTTGTATCCCCATTAACAGTAATC